AAAGACTAACTATCGTTAGCTGAATCTTTCTGATTGATTTGAATAACACTGTTTTCACTTGTAATGTCTAGTGTGATGTGTGCATTAGGTGTTGCACATGAGTTGCCTGCACCACTTACACATGTTCCAGATATCTGATTAATATCTACATCAGCACTGTCTCCAGTTAATTCAAAATTTAACTCTTGTTCGCCATCATTTTGCAAAGTGTTTATATTGTTTGAGTCACCTGTGATGTCAAAGTTCCAAACTAAGTCATCTGATTCCCAATCAACATCAAACACATTACTACTTCCAACTAAAACTAAATCTGCATTTAGTCTTTCAGCACTAGCGGCAAAACCTTGGTCTAGATCGAAAGTATTAGAATCACCTGTTAGTGTGAACTGAATACTTGAATCATCTGATGAACCTGTGTCACCAATGTTCCAATCTATACTGTTTGAATCGCCAGTTATGATTAAATCATAGTCAGAAGAATCTGCAACAACTGGACCGAACAATAAGTTTTGATTACCTATCATGTCTATATTGATGTCTAAAGTAGCACCAGTAATAGTCATGTTAGCACCTGAACCACTAGAGTAGTTGTTCAGACCTACTTTGTTACCAAAACCGATTTGATCGATATATAACTTCAAAGTGTCACCAGTTTGTGTTATCATAACTTCGTTATCATCAGTTGCTTGTGCGAAAACGAATGTTGAGCTCGTTAGTAATAAAATACTTAAAATTTTATTCATTTTCTTATCCCCTTATATCTTCCAAAGGTTCAGGTATCTCTAACTCGATATCATCAATTTCAGATTCGTCAATCTCGTGTTTGTCATTGACGCCATCGCTGTTATGAGGATGCCTGTGTCCTTCTTCAATAATCCAAAAACCTCTATCATGTCCTTGGTAAATTAATTCCAACACGGCAGCTTCAATTGCCACTCGTGTTGCATAAGTCACTGATTCATTATTACCCACTCCGTCCTCGAACTCGACTAATTGTGTTCCTTCTTCTATGAATCTAAACACATCGCCTCCTTCACCGACTGAAAGGATAGTCTTTCTAGTCTGGACATTCAATAATACTTCGCCTGATAGAACTGATACAGCTCTCATACTTATAGTCACAGCATCTTTACGATACTGTCGACTTATTCCAATCCCTAATGTTCTGGCGCCTCGGCCACCAGTATAGAGATTCGAATCGTAACCAACAATGCCACCCTCTATTATTATTCCTGCAAATAATAGTGGATTCAATTCTTGGTATTTTTCTTGTCCTTCTTTTTTTGCAAAATCTTGTCTTGCACTTCTAATGATTTGTCTTTCACGAACTAGATGGTCTAGTCCATTTCTCTCTACTACTCTAAACCATTTATTGCCACCAGCAGTCTTTAATGCATCGATGACCATTGCTTGACCACCTTGTGTGACTGCTGTAGAAAACGATGCGATGTTTGGCACCTCTTTTCTTTGACCTGTCAAATCATTAAATTTGTATACTGCCACAACAGGCATTTCTTTTGCAGGTGGTAAGTTAAGTAATTCTAAGTATGAAGGAAGTCTTATGACTTCTGCCTCATCTACACAAATATAAGGCATCGCTCTTTCAAAAGTTCTTCCTAATGCCTGTGCATAGTTTACTAAGTCATGAGGATATTCTTCACCCCATGTCTTAGGATTACAATCTTGTGGTTCACTAGAAAATCTAGGCACTGATGCACAACTAGATAGTAGAATTGTTAATGCTAATAGATACTTAACCATCGGGGTCTTGACCATAATTACCAGTTCCGATAGGTATTTCTATAACTGTTTCAGAACCGTCAGATGATACAATTGTCATTCTTATGAACTCAGAACCATCTTCGTTAGTTATTACTTCGTATGTCACAGTATTACCCTCTAATACAAAAGAACCGAATCTTACTGCATTGTCGTTCGAAAACATAGATTCAACCAGTTGTTTTGCCATTTGGGCATAGATTCTTGATTCTAGGTTCCTGATAAATTTTGCCAAGGTCGAGTTATCTGACTCTCTTTCAGCTGCTTTTCTAGCCGCTTCTAAGGCGTCCTCGATTTCTTTTTTTCTTGAATGTTCTTGATTCTCTATGGTTAAATAGTGAGCGCCTTGTCCCTTACCTGAGAAACTAGGGTTCTTAAACTCATGAACGATAGGTGATGCAACTAATGTTGCACTTAGAATTAAACTACTTAATATTATTATCTTCACTCGATTTCTCCTTTAGTATCTGTGAATCACGATACTCTAATACTGTATTCAACTTCTCTTGAAGTCTAATCTGATCTTGATCTAACATTCTCATTTGATCAATCAGTTTAATTAAAACCGTCTGTTGTTTATCAATCATCGGTTGTAATTCATCTGTCACAAATTTCCAGACAAAGTAGATAAAGTATCCCATTGCCAATGCAATGATAACAGGAAAACCAAACTCGTTGAGCATATCTGCAACAACACTCAGTGTATCGACTTCTAAATCTAACGCTTCGTTAATCTCTTCTTGCATCTATACTTCCATCCTCTACAAAATTTTCTGCTCGTGCAACCCTCTCTAAATCTGGTTTCAGTTCGAGATGTTGCGAAATAAGTAGGTCAATTTTTACAATATCGTTGTTCATAACTCTTGCTCTATCTTCTAACATACTGATAATACCTGTAAGAGACTTGACACTATCAAGCACACCCTCTAGAATGTATTTCAATGTTAGAAAGATAAAGAACGCCATGACAAGCGAACCAAAAATTGGTGCTCCTACTTCAGCTAAAAAATCTATCCAGTTCATAATATCTACAACTATTTATACGAATGATATTGTTGGAGGCATAAAAAAAGGGGTCTTACGACCCCTTATGTTTTTATTTGATATAGTGCAGTTATGCTCTTAGCTGTGTCCAAATTTCATTTACGACTTCAGCTTTTTTACCACTTCTCTTAACTGATAAAGATTCTCTATCTGCCATTTCTAGCAATTGAACCTTTGTCAATCTGTTAAGTTCTGCTTTTGAAGTCACACCGTTATCATTTGAATCAGCACCTATAGGTTCTGGTTCTGGTGCAGGCATGATTTCGCTCGCAGTATCTACTATTGTAGATGAAGAGGATGTAGTTGAATTTCTGTCATAGACAAAATATACTACTACAGCTACTACTAATATTGCAATAAAGTATTCCATAATTACCTCTCAATTTATTATGCAGATACCATTATAGTATCCGTATTATAAAATTGCAAGGGGTTTTTTGGAATTACTTGTCCTTAGCTTTACCTACATTGAATGCAACCCAATCAAGGACTTTATAAGCCTTCTTGACTAGACCGTCATCAATCGGAGTAGGTGTTAGAGCTGCGATTAGTGAAGCACCCATGACTAACCATGGTACTACTTGCACCCATGCTATAATCCATTGGAAAAATTCTAACATAGTTTGTTCCTCCTAAAGAAAGTATTTAGGAAATCGTGTTGCCGATAGAGTATTTTTGAGTGAGAATCCACTCAGATTTTTCTTTAAAAGGTATGACTTTGATTTGTGATAACGGTGCCCTTGGTTCTGATATCTGATTAGAATCTAATACTTTTACTAGATTCCATTGTCTCAGTAGATCGACAATTGTGTTTCTTCTTGCAAGATCACCATCATCGAAATTAGTTTGTTTACCGTCTAGTTTGAATAGTTCTTTGAAGTGAACGATGTAATACTTACCTTTTTTATGTAGTATGTGACAGGATTGAAATAGTTCTTTGTCTTTTCTTGATGCGACACCTATACGAGACAAGGTTTCTCTTATCTTTAAGAAGTCGTCTTTTTCTGGAAATGTAATTTCTACTAGGTCTTTAACTTGTTCGTTATCATCCATTATTCTTACCACCGATTTTCATACTGTTTTTCAACTCACGGTATTGTTTATCATTCAATAATTCTAGATATTCTTTGGCTTTTTGTGTTGATACACCAAAGTATGTCTTCACTGTATCTAATTTCTTACTTTCGTAAGGTTTATGCCATTTTGAAAATCTATTTCTTTTTCTAATGGTATTTAGAAAAAAGAGATATTGAAGACGATTATCCGTGCTATGTCGGACATTCATCTCGTTAGTTAAAAAAACAGTATCTTGGTGGTAAGATAATGATTTATTGATTAGGAATGGTTGATATGCTTTCTCTTCGACCTCATCAACCATGAGGTCTTTTTTGTCGTAAGAGACCGACTTTACGAAAT